CGGTATAATCGAACAAGTCGATCAACTTCAGAGTAAACTCTAAAAGTTCATCCCTTTAAACTTCCATTTCCCTTTCGGTGAAAGTGTGGGCATATTACATTGTAAGTTTGCTCATCTTCAAAGAACAGGAACAACGTGTAAGTCTCTTACAGATTTTACACATGGAACCTATCTTGTTCAAAGGTTTGGATTTGAAAACATCTCCAAACTTTTCTAAGGATCTACTTTTCTCCCCACAATGGACGAGAACGGTAGTAAGACAAGAAAGTGGTCTTCCACTTCTAAAATGTCGTGTCAAGAGATCTCTTGGAACACGTTTTAGAGCACGGAATGCTTTTCTTTTTAAGTCTTGGTCTGAGAGCTCAGGCTGTTCAAGTGATACCTCACGTTGAAGTATCCGATGATTAAGCAAGTTTGCTCGTGACTTTTCCATAATTAAACAATCTTTCCCAAAAGGTCGAGTCCTTATTTTATTCTGAGATAAAACCCAGTATATGGCCTCGTCTAATGGACGGATTTTATAATTTGGATTAGTCGTAAGACCCAATCCTCCAAATTCATAACTAATATCTAGTGATTGAATGGTATTTTTAAGACCATCTGAATTATACTTACGGATTTGTTCTACAGTGAAACCATGCTTAAGTGCATCCTTACATGTAGTAACATTTCCATCAGACCTCTTAACTAACTTAAATTTGCCAGTGACTTCTTTACGAAGTTCACCCTGACGATTTAGAAATAGTTGAGAGTCAATGGAAATAAAATCCTTTGATATATAATTTTTACCTTGACTTAGTTGAAGACCAATGAGTCCTGACAGAAATTTCCATTTGTTGATCTGTTCCAAGGAAGCTTGCGCAGCGATATCATCGCCGTGAAAGAGACCTGGGACAGTATCCAGAGTGGTTTCTGTTGCAGTGCACAGAGTCCATGCATTCAAAATACAAAGAATAGGAAAACTCAATAGAGATCCCATTAATTGTCCATTTGTCTGTACGACATCTTCAAGTGTTTGACCATGAACAGTAGGGTAGGAAACCAAGTGGTTTCCTCCTTCCCATTCGATCAAACGTCTAAGGTTAGGGTAGGCATCAAAAGTCTCCATTAATCCTTGAACTACAACCTGCGACACATTGAAGTTTAATTCATCCGTGGCAGCGGTGTAGTCTCCAGATAGAAGAAATTTATTTGGGTCCAGTTTTCCCAATTGTGTTAAATCATAATCTGGGTTCCAGCATGGTTCAAAACACTTCCATTTCTTAAGAGCCTGAAACATTGCAAGTTGCAAGGGTTTCAAGTAATAAGATAAGGGTTGCGGTTTTGTAATCATACGAACTTTAAGGGGTTCAGGAATGGCACAAGTCATTACCCTATTCTCTTCAAGTTCTTCTGGAACGATCCAGTTCAATGCTAGACCAGGGGTAGTATCTGTTGGTACTTGAATTATATGACACTCTCCAATTTTGGATTCTGATCGATAATCAAATAACAACAGAGCCTTCTGTACTATATACTCGAAAGAGACATCACATTTAGTGAGTCGCAACTCAGTACCGTACCGAAGATCCTTACTGGCTGACATCTGTTGTGGGAAAGTATATTCGTTTTTGATGAATTTACCATCTTGGTTCTCAAATTTATACGCGGGACTTATCCTACGATATAAAGCTGCTCCATCACAAAAGTTAACACCAAAATAATCATAATTATTTGTGGTGATAATAAGAAATTTACTAGTAAATTTCTTACCCTTTTCTGATAAATGAGCCATTGGAACAATATAGTCACAATCACTACAGAGTTGGATTATCTCCGACATCGACGGTGGGGGGGCTTCACCTTTTTTGGTGGCCTCAAACCCAAAATCGTCAATAACTGTAATGAGTTGGTTTCTATAACCATCCCAATGTTTGACACCCGCAGAACGATAATATGTAAAATCTCTAAAATCGGCGTTAAAACCGAAAGATTTACCAATCATTTTGCAAATGGTTTCAACTGAACGAGACTTTCCACAACCTGGAGGTCCATTTAGATGAATAACAATTGGATCAATTCTTCCTGAATAATCATGTCTAAATAAAGAACTAGTAATACGACCTTCTAGGTCATTTCTAAGTCCCCCTTCACTTCTTTTCGAAGAGTAGGTTGCATGATTAGTTGGAATTTTTGTATTCAACTGGAAAACACGTTTTGTTTCGCATAGGAAAGGCTTTATAAAAGCTTTCAAATGGTTAACTAATTCCGAGTGAATTTCCGGAGCCTGGGATTGCATCTGTTGATGATGTTTTCTGTAGGCTTCCTTAATGAAGGACACAGGAACCGTGTTGGCGATTGTCTTACATTGGAGTAAATTCCACATAGTTCGTACGAGTTTTGCTGATTTATTTTTTCCTTTAAAAAGGGTTATAAATCGAAGCTTTGCCCGAGAACTAAGAATTTCTTCAAGTAAGAAAAAACTTTTGTCTACTGGTGGCATTTCTTGTTTCATATAATGAGAAAAGTTACCACTTAGAAAAGTTTTGAAAGTTTTCACAATCTTTTCCAAATGAATTCGATTCATTTTGTCATCGAAGGTTTTAGAGATAATTTCCCCTTTAAAATTGGGAAAACTCTTTTCAAACCATAGATTCAGACAATTTCGAAATCCTTGAATTTGAGAAAGTTTAACTTTAGAGTTTACGAACTTACGGTTATTCGCTCTCCGAATCATACTATTTCCTTTTACCGTTTTACGGGCCACAGGTAGAAATCCCTGTTTACTGTTGAACGTCTTAGTTGGCTTTTTTCTAAAATGGGTCACTCGCCAAGAGTGATACCCAAGTTTGGAAAAGGGTTTCAAGAGGGTTTGCCTCTCAAGCTACCCAGACTAAATAGTCTAGCTTGACTAAAGAATAGCCTTTTATATATTTTGTTTCCATTATATATATAAAGGATCACATTCTAAAGGATGTAGTTATTCTTTCGAGAATTTTGATGAAATGATCAGTTTCATACAAACAAGAACGGGAGTAACAATTAATTGTTACTGTTCCCTAGAGGAACTATTGACA